CCTAGCTCCAGCAGGACGTACCCTAGTCAAGTCACACTTAGGAATCTTACCAGCGTACAGGAGGCTGATAAGCTCTCTGAAGGCACTTGCCCAGCCTACCTTGCTGTCAGACACAACAACCGTGGAGTCAGTCTCATGGAAGCTGTCGGCTACTTCTGGTAATTTGTTTACGTAATCTCGCTCTACGCTGAAGCCTACTCCTGTACCACACAACAAGATATACATAAGCTCGTCAAAAGAGCGAGGGCTGTCGATAGGAAGATAAGAGCAGTTAAAGCCTGCAACATTGTCACGGTGTAAGGCTGGCCCTGCTGTCATCATACAGCGCATAGAGGACATTACTTCTTGATCAGCGATAGCATTGAAAAGCTCTTCGGCTTCTGAAGCAACTAGTTGATTACGCTCTACAAAGAAAGAAAGATAACGGTTGACTGTCTCAGCCCACGTTTCTCTGCGTCCTTCCTCATCTAAGTAACGTGCGTATCTACTCTTGTGTATGTATTGTTGATATTGATCCATTTCTTTTTTCAAACTCCTCTTTTAAAAACGTGTTATATAGCTTTGTATATTCTAGGTATCTCATTTGCTTGGTGTCTGACTTATGTTCATCACAGTATTCAGCGTACATCATACCACTAAAAATTTCAAACTCTTTCTTTTGCATCTTGTATATCCTCTTTAGCTTCTTGCTGATTAAGCTCGTCAGTTCTTAAACTTTTAAAGTTTTTCTGAGACTTTGTAGCCTTGCCCTTGTATTTTTTATTATACCTGTCACGGCGTTCAGATTTTCTGTCTAGGTAATTTTTATCCATCACTCCCTAAAACCTCTAGCAATTTATTTTCGTACCAGTCTGCTTTTTTTAAATCTTCTATTCCGTTTTTGTACGGAAATCTCCAGCGGTACTTCAGACTGTTCCCGCGTAAGTAGCCTATAAATTCTTCTTTTGTCAGCATTGCTTGAATTCCGTCTATACATTCTATACCACCCTTATTGTAATGAGCAGGGTTGTTAACTAAATCTTCTCTTTTTTCTTGTTGCAGCCACCTAGTATTGTTCCACTCTTCTGGCTTGGCATCATCTACACTTATTTTTTTCTTAGTGTTTTGTTTCATTCCAACTCCTCCGGGTAGTCTGGGTTTTCAGTTATGACACAAGAGCTGTCAATCCATTTTTTAGGGATGCTATAAACACTGTACCATCTAAATCCATTGGCTTCTGCCCACTCTGCATGAGATCTTTTAGTACCATCCTTTCTTCTTTTAGCCTGTGGCATAGGTGCTGAAGGATCTGCAAATAAAAAGACTAGCTCTATATTCTTAGGCAGGGCCTTCTTAACCCATACATATTTGTTGTGCTCTGCATGATCCCAGAAACGACCCTTAGCTTCTAAGAAGATTGTATTCTTACCAATCTTTTTTATGAAGTCAGGGTGATAGGTATGTTTAATAATGTAGTCAACTGTATCAGAATGTATGTCCCATTCTTTTAAGATACCAGTATGTAGTTCGTACTCCCAGTTAGAGTCATATCCTTTAATGACACCTTTCTCGGCAGGTCTAACAACTCTACGCTTACGTGCTCCTGATTTTATTTTCCCGACCACTCTATATCCTTCAGGGTTATGGATGAAACATCGTAGCCCTTGTTCATTAATTTTTTAATATTCTTTTTAGCCCAGCGTACTGTATAAAAAGAAACCCACTTTGATTTTTTAGCAATAAAATATTTATCTTCTGGTAGAAAATTACTGAAGTTTTCAGCAGTAATCTTGTGTGCATCTTCTTCAGGTACAACACTGATAAGCCAGTCTATAATAATTTCTTTTGCTTTTACATTAGCTTTCTTTGATTGTTTACCATTCATGTATTTCATCTACCTTTGGCTGCGCTCGTACCTTAGTAAAGTATACAAGACCTTTAGCATACCTAAAAGCCCTCAATCCTTTACCGTTATTAGAATCTTTATGGCATTCTTTTTTATGAGGACAGTAAGCACAGTTCTTAGCTATTCTCATATTGCCTGACTTACCTTCAGCCACTGGTGGGTAACAAAGTTCAGGGGGTTTGCTCAAGTCTAATTTGTGCTTAAGATCTTTGATGTGTTGTGACATATTTGGTTTGTCTAAATCTTCAGGTTCATGAAAACAAAGCTCACCTGTTTCTTTATTGATAACTAAAAAACCAGAGTTAGCAGTGCCTTCTGCCTCTTCATAAGCAGCCAACTGAGCTATGTAACCAAAAGGATCATCTTCTCTAAGGATACCCTGCCTAAACTTACTAAAAGAAAAGCCAGAGGCAGATTTAATATCCACCACTTTACCATCAATTTTACAATCCATGTGGCCCTTGATGCCCTCAATGTCTACTTCTTTTTGTTCATCAGAAACTTTGTGTCCCGACATGCGGACTAACAAAAGTAATACTTCTTCTAGTAGGTGGCCGTACAAAAACTTAATAAACAAAGAAGGTTCAAGTCTTTTGGCTGTTAGTTGATTTTTTTTATCAAACCACAACTGCCTAGAAGGTTTACCAATGTTAGACATTCTAAGATAAAAACCTTCCTTTCTTTTCTGGGGCTGCGCCCAAGACTTAATGGCTGCTTTAATATCCTCACCAAACTTATCTATAATTTCATCAGATAAATCTAAAGGACCGTCATTAAGACCATCTAGTTTTGTATAAATATCTTCTACTATATTCATTTCCTGTGCCTTACAAATCTACATTTGCGAGTGTTTGAATTGTAGTGTACATACTGTACATTAAGTTCTTTTTGAATAGGGGTTTTGCCTGATAGCCTACCATCCTTGTAGGACTTAACATCAATAAAAGTAGCATTACCTTCAGGGTCTAATGCTACTATATCAATAGGGCCTGTGCAACCACAGTTTTTAAACACATGGTAGCCTAAGTCCCAGAGCCACGTAATAGCGTAATGCTCTGCTAAGTCTCCAATCCTGCTAGGATCATGACTAGGTTTCATTATTGTTCAATGTAAGTTTGTACTCCCACAACCCCTTACTTCTGTTACCCCTAACCCTACGATCTACAGTATGTAAACCGTACTTAGCTTTTCTAAAATCCCGAAGGTATGCAGAAGCACTGGCTTCAGGAACATTAGTTACGTTAGATATTTCTTTTAGCGTTTTCCAGTCGTTACCTTTCATAAACTGAAAAACTCTAGCCATGCCTGTTTTTAATCTTTCATAGTCATACTTATATACAAAAGGATTTTCATTTTCAAACAGTTCTTTTTGTTTCATGTTAGTGTGTTTCACTCCAGTTATCTCCTATTTTATAAAAACAAATCTTTCTAAAAAATCTTTTATTCTTTTAGCAACATAATGTTTATTAAATAATTGTTTGCTATAGTTTGTCCATCTTCCTGTTGTGTAATAATAACAGTAAATTTTTTCTTTAGTGTGTATCCAGAACATGCTGACACGATCATCATATACAAATTTTATATCTTGTTCTTCAAGATAGCTTATAACATCTTCAAGACTTTCGTTTGTAGTATGTCTAAACTTTTTCTTGTTTTTTTTATTTGTTCCGTTGTAACTCCAGTTGTACGCGCTAGTGTGTTTCACTCCAGTTATCTCCTGTCTTATACTCCCCATCTAGTGGGCATTTAAGTTCAAGAACCTTACCGGCTTCAATGATTGCCTCAACACCAAGCTTACCAACCTCGTCAGCTTGATCTTCTCTTACTTCTATTTGCCACTCATCGTGTACGTTAGCAACAAAGTGGGCATCTAAATCTTTAATCTTATCATTAAGTATAATCAATGCTTGCTTCATTACAATAGCACCAGCCCCTTGTAATAATGTATTAAGTGCAGAATGTTCAGACCTAATGTAAAGCTTACGACCATCTAGTGCTTTAAGATAGCCCTTTGCTGAAGCTCCAGCAACTCTATCTTTAAGAGCCTTGAATGATGGGAGATTACTAATAAATGATTTTCTAAGGTTCCTTCCAACACTCTTACCTCCTCCAGCCACTGTTCCAAGCTTTGCATCTCCTGCTCCGTATAGTAGTGCATAGATGAAAGTCTTAGCCTGATTTCTTGATTCAAGTCCTGCAAGTTTTTGATTAGTGGTGTGTATGTCTCCATTAAGGATTTCATTTGTGTACTCCTCATCATTCATATAGTGGGCCAGCATTCTTAATTCTAACCCTGAAGCATCAATTCCTACAAGCTTATACCCTTTAGGTATTGTCCAACATGCTCGACACTCTTTACCGTAACTAGAACTAGAGCTAGGTATCTGTGCCATATTAGGATTACGGTGTGTCATGCGCCCTGTAATAGTGCCGTTATGATTAACAAAACCATGAACCCTAAAGGTATCTTCATCTAGTTCTTTGAACCAAGAACTAATTTGAGATATTCTTTTCTGGATCATAAGGAACTCAGAAATTACTTCTGCTTCAGGGATGCCTTTGATCTGCGACAAAATCTTTTCGTCTATCTTAGGCTGCCCTGTAGGGGTATGCTCTAAAGGCACCCATCCAAAGTCTTGAAGGTACTCTCCTATCTGTTGTCTAGAGGCCGGGTTAAAGTCTTTAACATATACCCTTTCAACAAATGCGTCTGTTTTAAGGGTAATATACTCTTCGTCTGTAACCCTAGTATTTTTTCCGAAGTTATCTACACCTGTTTTCAACAGTTTTTTCTGAGGACTATACCTGCGAAATATTTTTCTTACTTCT